CCCCGCCGCAAAATACTCACCACCCTTGTCGGTTTGCCATTTACCCGCTCCTTTGTTGTCTTCTTTCAAGTTAGTATCAGGAAAGATGTCTTTATATTGTGGATCGTCTATAAGATCACGAACCTTGCGTCCAAAACGCACCGCAAGTTCCGTATTGTGTGTAGCTTGGATGATCTTGAGCTTCGGATTGCGCCCCAGAAACCATGCAGGCATCAAGAAACTAGCAAACTCAGACTTAGAATGACGAGGTGGCATGTTAATGATCAAACGTTTTAACTTACCCTGCGCCACTTGCTCAAGCTTTTCTGCAATAACTCGATGGTGCCTGCCCTCAATGAAGTTCTCATATACATGATGAGCAAAGGGCATGAAATAATCTTGCGCTTTTTCACGAAGATCTAATGTTTTCTTAGCTTCCGTAAGAGCAAGTATCTCTTTCAGAGCTTCTTCTGGTAAGGCGTGTAAGTTCATGCTTTACGTGTTGTTGGTTTCACTCGACTTGTTGAGGTTGAGGTTCTAGTTCTAGTGCGTGATCTTGGTTTCTGACGGCCTACGTTACCCGCCAAACCTGTCGTGGCTGTACGTCCAACACCATAAGTTCTACGCCCTGTTGTAGTTGAAGTCGTAGTTATCTTCTCACACATGATACCATCAGGAGTTTGTACTTCTACATATCCCTCTGGACACTCTGTAATCGTGTTACCATCTTTGTCTTTTTTAGTAACTGGTGGAATGAAAACAATAGGTGGTTCTTCTATCGGCGGATCAACTTCTGGCGGATCAACCTCTACTTCGACTTCTTCTGGTGGCTCGTCTACATCAACCTCAATCAAAGGTTTAGGTGTTACCGTTACTGGAGGTGTTACTGGAGTTTTTGGAGTTGTTTCTTCTTCCACTGGTGGCAACGAAACAACCGTATCTTCTTCTATTTCAGGAGTTGTTTCTGTTTCAGGAGTTGCTTCCATGTCTATCGTAACACCAGTATCTTCTTCTGGGTTGACCTTAGTAGAAATCTCTGGCCCGAGAATCTCGCCCTCTAGACCACCAAGTTCTGTGCTTTGATCCGTATCATCACCAATAACAACTTCAGTACCCGTCGCAGCAGGAAGTGTGTCACCGTCCGTTGTGGCAGGAAGTTGTACAGTTGTGTCATCACTACCCTGTGGAAGACTCGATGTATCAACATTTGGTAAAGAATCTGGTTGTAAAGATCCAAGCCCCGCAACATCAATGTCTGGTATATTAGGAGCTTTTGGTGCAGATGGGATAACTGGAGCCGTATCTGTTCCCGCAGGTAGAACTGGTTGTGCGGGTGCTCCCGCAATATTAAACGGTGGCAAGGACACCGGCGTGGTGTCTATTTCTGGTGCTCCAAACGGTGTGGTTACTTCATCAAAGACCTGTATTGCATCTGCAAGGTTCTCACCCTTATCAACTACAGTTGTACGTCCAGTCTCGTTATTACGCAGTAATGTGTCCCCATTAGGTAAAGTCTCTACGCCAATGTTGCCGCCACCGCCGATACCTGTCGGTTGATCCATCAAATCAGAAGGTGTCTCGCTTCCTACGTTAATCGGGAATGTTTGACCACCGAGTGTACCAGTCGCTGCATTAGTAGCCATGCTACTCAAGTCGTTCATCGACAATCCAGTCGCCGCCTGCAAATTAGTCATGACCTCTGGAGAAATGGTTCCCGTTTCTCGGATCTGGTTTTCTATAATCTCCTGCGCTGCCATCACATCGAGCGACGTTGCCGAAGAGTCTGGTCCCTGCGGTGCCTCCAACAATCCTGCAACTTTGTCTTGCTCTATGTCATACGCCGTTGGAACATTAGACTGAGCAAGCTCACCCGCTGTTTGTGAAAGATTAGGATTGAAAACTGTAGGTGCCGTGGTCATAGCTTCAGGCTGAGTTGCAACCGCTGTCTGATTAGCAGGCCCAGGCGCAAACGAGGCTACCCCTTGGGTTCCCGCAGCTTGTTGCATTGCTGCCTCGTTACCTAACGCTGAGTCTTGAATAAATCTTCTTTGAGTCGCTGATTTTGGATCCGTACCAACAAATGGACTCACAACGGCACCTGTAGAACCCGCAAGAGCCTCAGTTGTTGCTGCACCCGCTATGTTTGCCGTGGGGTCGTAGTTTGTACCTAATGCGTTATTTACCGCACTGATAGCCGTGTAGCTTTCAAAAGCTCCCTGACCACCTTCTACAACTCCACGTTTTCCCGCTTCTTTTGCAAGACCAGTAATTCCTTTACCCGGACCAGGGATTACAGCATCCGCCGCACCTGAAGCAGCGGTAGCCAAGTATGCCGGAACTCCGCCTACATCAGCCGTATAAGAAAGGTTCTTCAACACAGCCAGTGCGTTGTCAACATTCCCATCTTGAGCTTTTAATGCTTTCTGGAACATAGGGTTGTTGTCTAACTGACCCGCAACATACGCGTTGTCTATCTGGTCAGAGATCCCTGCTTCAAGTCCTGTAAGCTGCTCCCCCGCATTAACGACAGCAGAAAGTCCCCTTGTATAAGGGTTCAAAGACATTAGGATGTCTATCCCTGTGTCTGCAAGCCCTTCAGCCGCACCTAGATTAATCGCACCCGAAACGGCATCTCCGCCTCTAAGCTGTTGACCTGTATCTGCACCTACAAAGTTAAGATCACTAAACGTATCCCCAGTGAATACTCCTTGGCTTCCAGGTTTAAGGTAATCCTCAATTTTATCCGCAGCAAATCCAAGACCACTTGCAAGTGCCTGCCCACCTTGAACACCCGCGCTAGGCGCTCTGTTTACATCTTGAGAAAGAATACGGTCTTCCTTTATTTGATTTGGCATGATGGCTTTTTGGATTTCGTCAGCGAGAAAGAAAAAAGGGTTGGTTATCCCAGTACCAGTGCTACTGATAGGCGCTGTATTATAAAAGTAATTAGCAGCACCGCCGACTCCTTCTGAAAGATTTCTAGGAATACCCACAGCAAGATTCGCTGCGCCATCTGCTATTTTCTCTCCAATCGGATCTTTAAAAGTCAAAGCATCTAAAATATCACTTCCTAGATTAGAAAAGAAACCACCTGAGTCAGCAACCTGAGTCGTAGGCAAAACAGATGCATTCATTACAACGTCTTCACCACCGCCACTTGCTATCTTGTCCCTCTGATACTGTTGCGCCATTAAACGTTCCCCATAACTTAATGTGTCAGGGTAATTGTTATATAATGAAAGTAGAGTCTCCATCTCAGGATCTACACCGGGTGCATATGTAAAACTACCCGGTGCCGCCGAATCTGGGCCACCGCGCCCGGCTTCGCCCTGACTAACAGGAGTCACAGGTTCTATAGGTGCAGCAGGCAACGCGCCAGGGGCAAAGGTGCCCGGACCTCCCACAGGTAGACTTAATGCTTCCTGTTGTGCTTTTAGTGCCGCAGCCGCAGCTTCCTTCTCAGCCTGTGCCGCAGCCGCAGCTTCTCTTGCGTCTCGTAATGCCGTGTTAGCAGCACCCGTCGCCGTTGAATCATACACCACAGAAGTTGTGTAATCGACTGCACCAACCTGATCCGCGTAGCTATCACTAGCCCCGAAGTTGCCCTCGGTAAAAAGATTTAAAAGATCTCCGTCCGTGGCAGACGCAGCCGATCCCGCAAATGCCGTCCCCTCGTTCAACGAAATATTCGCAATCGCTTCCTTGGTATTTTTGTCCGATGTACCACCCATCTTAACATCAGTACCTAATCCGGCATTCGCATTCGCACCAGTATATACCCTAGTTAACGCATTGGTGTTGTCATTCTGCTTCCACTCAAAACCATCCCCCGCATACTGACCCGTCTGAGAGACAGAACCTAAACTGGTGCTCCCGTCAGGTAACGTGTTCCCCGCGCCTACGCCGCTCGGTTTGTCATCTGTTTTTGCTGCCGCTGCCGCGTCTATTTTTTGCTGATCTGCTAAAGCTTTAGCCGCCGCTGCCGCCGCTGCCTTTGCCCTTCTTTTCCTTCTTCTCCTAGCAGCAGAAGAGCCACCTGACGAGCTTGGAGCAACATTGGCTCCTGGACCACTTTGACTTGCAGGAGGATAGGCAGGAATACCCCCAGGGCCAGGAATACCCGCACCACCAAGGTCTTTTAAAAGCTGACCCTCTTCCTCATTTATATACGCCAAATAATGTGGCTGACCCATTATGTCAGTCTCTTGGGGAACCTGTTTATTTTTTTCAACTCTAGGAGTAGTGTCTATCCCTATAGAATTACAAAAACCGCCCATCTCACAAACCTTTCCGCATTAACATGCCAACAGGAGAAAACCCTAACCTCTCCATTAAACCCATAGCCCGATTCTCAATCCCAGAAGTAGATCCAGTCTCCATCGATACCGCTCCTCGATCCCTAGCCCACGTTTCCATCATACGCATTAATCTCACCCCTGTCATCCCACCACGAGATTCTGGTACAATATACCATATATAATCCCCCGCAATAAGTGCCTTAGAATAAGGATACATGGTCACCGCACCTATCAACGTCCCACATAACTCCCTACCCTTCCGCGCTAAAAATATCTCCCAGTTCTCATCCCTAATCCAAGATAAAACCTGTTCATGTGCCTTGTCCCAGTCAAAATCAACATAAGACTGACTGCTCTCTTCCTGAAACCTCTTCCAAATACTCGTCACATCCAAAGAATCAGCAACCGTAGCCGTCGAATAATCCATCACTTACCCCGATACAAACTCTCTATTCCACCAGGTGTCGAATACCTCTTAATATTCCCCAACCCCGGAATGCCCGTTCCACTCAAAGGACTCATCCGACCACTCCTCCCAAACCTCTTAATACCAGGAGGAGGTTCTAATCTCAACTTCTGCTTCGGAGCAAACAAAGACTCAATGCCTTTTTGAATAGCAGCCATCCCCTTCTTGTCCTCGGCTTGAGGTACAAGACCCGTGGGCCGAGGTGCAGGTTTAATTTGTGGCTTAGACTCTGGTTGAGACTCAGATGGTCGAGGCTTGGGCTTAGTCTTTACTTCCTTGCCGCTCATAACTTCCGCAGCGTACTTCTGTGCCGCATCCGATACCGTGCCCTTGTTCACGTTCCCCGCACCACCGTTATACGCCATCAATGCCTTACTATAATCCCCGTCATACTCTCGCAACAACGCACCCAAATACTCTGCGCCAAACCGTAAGTTATCAATAGGATCATTCCGATCATTGATAGGCTTAACCCCGTACCCCGGATCAACGCCCGTCTCCAACATAATCTGAGTATAACCAAGCTCACCGTTAGCACCCTTCGCATTAGGATCCCAACTGCTCTCCCTCGCAATCAATCGAGTAAATACCTCTGGATCAACACCATACCGCTCCGCCATCTGCGAAGCTACACGCCTGTGCCTGTTGTTCTCGGACATCTAGGATTTAACCTCGCTCCTTGGTTCTGGTGACACTTTACAATAAACCCAAATGAAAATACACCCGTAATTTTTTCTGGGGGCTAGGGAACCTAGTTGTTGATTACTTGTTGCCC